CATATACTGCTCACCATATTCTTTGCTGGCTTCCTTTCCAGTGTCTGGAAGTTCATCTTGTTCCAGTACTGGTGAGTTTTCCATTTGATTAGCATACTTGTCTGCTTCTTGATTTATGCTCTCATCAAAATCACGCTGCACCATGCGAACACAATTTTCATCATAGTTTAGCAATCTAGCTAATTGCTTGACCATTGGCTCGGTGCAAGGATATTTGAACTCTACCTCAATAATGGTCACTGCTTGATTTTTCAGTCCTGGAAATCCATATGGATCTTTTTGAATTGGTGTTGACTTTGGTTCTCCAACTTTAAGAGGATCAAATTTCTGTAGATTGTGACAAAACATATCAATCCAGTTTTTACCAGGATCTCCAGCAATCTTGATCTTGTAGTTGTAGGTTCTAACAGATTCCATTAAGTAGTGTTTGAACGATTTCATTGCATAGTCCTATACATTATGTACTATTTATCCTTCGTGCTTTTTATTTTGCGCTGCCTTATTGATTATTGCCTTCAATAGCTCATTTCTGTCTATTGATTGTGCAGATCCAAGAGAAATTTCTTTTGGTTTGTTGTCTCCAGCATCAATCTTTCTTTGGAGATCAGCTTTCTTTAATTGCAAGTCAATCATTTTTAGTTTCTTACTGACTTTTGCGGTCTTGGCAGTAATAGCATGACCTAACATTGTAGCAGCACTATTGAATATTTCACTGCTAAATCTTGCTTCAACTTGCATTCCTAAATCCATTAGATTATTGAATGCCTCTTTGGCCATGCTACTTAACTCGTCCATCTCCTGATCACTGGATTCTAATCCCTTGACTTGAGGTAATGCTTGCTCAACTTTTTCTATTGTTTCCAATGTTTCAACACTGATAATATCAGTATCAGCAGCATTGTCTGCTTGCTGAATTTGCTCCGAGGGTTCAATTGGATCCTCGTCCATATCAAAAATTTCTTCTAATTTACGCATGATAGTATACTATTTAGCTGCGACCATTATAGAACAACTGATCTTCGGTCAATACTCGGAAGGTAATTCCATACTTCTTGCACCATAGATTAGCTTGTTTCCATTTGGCCTGATTGACTGCTATTGCAGCACGATCACGAGCGTTTCTTACTTTCTCTTCCATTAAAGTTTGCTTTTTAGGCTTTATTTCAACCAACTCTGTTATTAGATTTCCAGCACGCTCATACACTACCAAAAAGTCAGGCACATAAATTGTGTTTTTACCAGTTAGTGGGTTTCTATAGGGTATTTGTATGCTTTCACTTGCCCACTTGACCACTTTCTTATTGCTATCAAGTGCTATCATAAATGCAAGCTCCCAACTACTACGATATCTTGGTTTGTTGATGCCTACATATTTTGCAGGATTTTTAGGAACGAACTGACCCTGTGCAAACTTTCCCATGATTATTGAACAATATTTCTCTGAACAGCTTCATTTGGAGCCAGTAAATTATTAACTCCGTATAGCACCGTTTTATTTGAACTGATGGTATTAAGATAGTATGCCATAGTCAATGCTATATTCATACTATCTGGATTCTGTTGAAATGTTTGCAGTAAATCTAATGGACTCTGTTCTGTTACATTGCTAATTCTGAAAAGTGTTTCAGTAAAAACAGCAGCAACATTATCACTTGATGTATAATTGCTGAAATATGCGTATACCGTATCATATTCCATGGCATTTACAACAAGATCCAAATTATAGAATTCGTTAAATACTCTTACGGTAATATCTTCGCTCATGTTCTTCTTTCTATAGGTGCTGGTGTAGTTCTGTTTGCGTTAGTAGCATTCACTTGTTGTGATCCAACTCCAGTAGTTGCCCCTGCTGCTGGAAAATTGAAAATAGATCTTGCAGTTGCTGGATTACTTGCGGCTCCTATAACTCCGCTAATAGCTTCTGATCTGGCCGCTCTTACAACATCGTTGCTATTTCTAAATGTTCTGGCCGTTCTACCAGCTATTTGAACTGCTCCTGCTATGTTACCTCGCTGAAGATTTTCTAATACCCCAACTCCAGCATCGGCAAGACCGCCTTGACCTAATATAGTTCTATTAGATCCTGGTCTGGCGATTGGACTCAATGTTCTATCATAAACATTGTCTTCTCCGAATCCATGTACGATACTTCCAGGATCTTGCCCATTCAATGCTCCATCATAGTATTTTACGCTCTCATAATTTATGCTCATACTATTTTCCATAGTATTATTTTCAGAATAACTATATCCATCATGACTGAATGAATTAATTATAGGATTAATTAGAACATATAACGCAAAATTATGTTGATTAAAGCCATATATCTTTATTGACTTGAAGAAAGGAATCTTATAATTAGCAACCGAACCCAAACTAGTATTAGCTCTAGTCATTTCAGCAGAATATCCCCAATCTTTATTTTGATAACTTGGATCGTATGTGTTTTTTATATTCAATTCACTGGTTGCTTTTATATCATCATCTCGTGAATATCTACTACCTTGATTGTATGGCTGTGATGGATCATTGAAATAATATCCATAATATGATTGCCACAAATGTCTTATCTGATTATTATTATCATCATGAAATACTATTCTTACAGGATCATATGAAATTTTCGTGTAAACAAAACGCTTTCTATTATATTGATTAAGTTCCTGTATACCAAGAGTATATTTTGGTAAATCAATACTCTTGACTAGTATACCAGGATTGAAATCAACAGGAAAAACAGAAGTTAATTGTTGCTCACCAAATTCAGCACCTATATTATTAGACACGGCATATTTATTGATATCAAAATAGACATGAAATAGCCATTTGAATTTAGGAGCATTTCCAAATGCATCACGAACAAATATATTGCTAGCGTGTCTATAATCACGCAAATAAGGAGAGCCGAAGAATCCATCCCCGGCTCCCTTGAGGAACTGCTGAAAAAATCCAGACATGTGTTAGAAGTTTCCTATGCCACTTACATTAGTTCCAATATTTCGTCCAACTGCAACACCAACTCCATAAGCAGGACCTTCTCCATCCAGAGGTGTTTGTGTGGCATTATCATAGCGTATTGTTAGCGCAATGGTAACTGGCTCGCTAGTTCCATAGTTAAGAGATTGATAGTTGGCTGTCTTTAGATAGCAACCATATAATTCCCATGCTTCTAGAATATTTGGTGTTGCCACTCCGCGAGCACCGTCTAGAATTTGAATAACGGTTTTGAATTTGTAGTTATTTCCAGCAGCAGCACTTGCTTGTTCTTGAAAGTCAAATTGCTTTTGAACCTGCTCGCCTACTAATTTGGCTACCTCTCCAACAACATCATCACGAACATTGACCGTAATCTCATTCCATGTTGGTTTTCCTGCCAAATATACTCTGCTGTTATACACTTCTAGTGCTATTTCACCAAAATCAACTTGAGGTCTGTTTAAGTCAATAACTTGTTTTGTAAGCTCTGTGGTAGGCTTACTTACTCCAAAGTTTTCAAATAGAACTCTAAAGCGATACTGAAGTTTGGGCATCAAAAGACCTTGTGCGTCTCCTGTACCATCACTGCTTGTTGGCACTGTCATTCTTGCGATTGAACTGAAAGCCATATTATTTCTCCTTAATATTATTTATCATTGCCGGAAAATCAATTCCGGCAATGACTTTATGCTACATTAGATGTACCTATACCACTTATCTCACCAGTGTTTAGAATTCTTACTGGAATGTAAATGAATTCAACTGCTTTAACTGGCTCAATCGCTATATCAACCCATAATTCGTTTCTATCTATTCTTTCTGGAGTGTTGTTAGTTTCATCACAAACTACTACATAATCATAGATTCCACGCTTGCTCAATACATCAGCCAATAGAGTTTGTACTACTCCAGTAGCTTCGGCGCGAGTTATGGTGTCATTGGGTTCAAATATGAATGGGCGCAATGCAGATTGTAATTGATATCGCAGATAAGCAACCAGACGAGCAACATTAGTTCTGTCTAGAGCACTTTGACTATCAAAACTATTTTTGTTGCCATAGTTTAGCAATCCAACATTAGTGAAGAACGCGATAGGATTGATAAAGTTGCTATATTGAACATTACGCATTCCTATTCTGTTCTTTGTCGCAACAAATTCACCAGTCTGGCTATTGATATAACCAATGTTATCAGCATTATCAATAATTCCTCTACGCTGACCAGCTGGAGCAAACCATGGATAAGCAACAGTGTCGTTGTAAATCATTGTTCGTAATATCATATGACTTGGAGGAACAACAACCTGTGTTCCTGTTAGATCAGCGGTGATACCACTTGGATAGTAGATACCCATGTATGTATTACGAGTTACCAATCCATCTTCACCAGTACTTGTTGCTCCAGCTTGATTTGTGGCCCAATCAACTATTGCTGTGCCAGTATCAGGCAATCTCATTGGTGTATCTCCAATGATGTAGCTTGTCTGACTACGATCATTGTTCAGAACAATCATATCTGATTGTAGTTCTGGGTAATTTGGGCATGCGATCAAATTGAAGAAAGTTTCTTCTTCACGAATTTGAGTGTTAGTTCCAATTGCACTGCGTAATGATTGAACAACCATATTTCTCTGTGCTTTTCTGCCCATGTATGGTGCACCATTTGACTGCAATCCGCTTACACTTACCCATGTGCTTGTTTCTGCTGGCAGAATATCATTTGGGAAATTAGTGCTATTGAAATAGTTCAGACGGAACTGCTTGACATTGTATCCACTTCTGCGAGTATTGAATAGCAGAGTACCCTGTGGATATAATGTGGCATCTGGTGCATCCAAATCCAAATAATTGCTGGTCAATAAACTTACAATAGTTGGTAATGGATCGTCAATTGGATCTGTTGAACCATTTGAAGCCCAGCGAGCATCGGCGAATACAATACCGTTTTCAGTAGTTTGATCTGTATTATCAATAGCAACCCATTGATCCTGTCCATCTACTTCTTGCCAACGACTGATCGCTGGATAATTTTCTAATGCTTCTGCACTAGAGTTGATCCATAGATCTCCATATACCAACGCTGTGCCATCACTTTGTGATGTTGGAGCTGATGCTGATATTATTGGACCGTTAGGATCAGTGCTAGGTGTTCCAACAGCCTGTGGTAATCCGTTAGTGGCATATGATACATTTCCGTAACCTTTCCATTCTCCACCTACATTAGTCATAATATCAACTTGATTGACTACACTGTAGAACCAATTAGTGTTATTAGAAGGGTATATAGTTGGAGCGATTTCATTGGGGATGAATATAAAGCTTCTCCAATTACTTAATTGCACGGTGTATTCTGGTGTAGCATATCCACTCAACCATTGAACTGATGTTATTCCTCCTCCGCCATTTACTCCAGTGACTTTTACTGTATAGCTAGTTAGAGGATTTCCATCAGTGATAGTTAGAACATTTCCAGCAACATATGATGCCCCAGCAGTAGTTATCGTAAATGTTGGAACATACCCACTAGTTTCTACTGTAAATTCTGCCCCTGTTCCTGCTCCTCCAGTAGCAGTGACTTCAGTGTAAGTCATTGTCTTGTATGGACCCCATTTTGCTCCAGGAGTTAATCCAGTTTCAAAACCTGCCTCTGCAACTGGAGATGGACTCAATCCACCATCATTCATTACAATAACTCCGCCCTCTGTATGAGTTAGAATTATAGCTCCAGTAATACCTACTTCTGCTGTGGTGTATGGAATATTTGCGGCAGTCCATGCAGTGACAAAATCAGCGGCAGTCAATGGATCTACTGATACTGGCAAACTCACAGTGTAATCAGAAGATAGATTATCGCTGCCTGGCAAGCTTACTTGAACGGTGAAATCTACTCCTCCAGTAATTTCAGCGGAAGTGTAAATTCCAGAGAATACACTTGGACCGCTTGCTGATCTACGAAAGATCTGAACTGGTCCGATGAAAGAGGGATCGCTGCTATATTGTGCATACAGTGTGCCAACAGCAACATTCTTACCTCCAGTGCTATCAACAGTGTTAGTATATGTCCAATCATTGCTGCTCATTGGGCAATTACGACTGATATATGTTTCGGTAGCTGCTACATATTGAGAGATATTTATTTGAGTTCCGCCATTGGCCGCGTTAGTTTTAATCCATACGCTTCCAGTTGGTCTGCTAACAGTATCAGTTGTTCTCCATAGTGGCTGCTGTGCGTTTGTTCCAAAGAATAATGCTGGGCTATAGTAAGTTCCAGCGGTAATACCAAGATTAGTTAGAACAGTTCCTGTTCCAGCAGCAACAACTATGGTACCGTCATTAGCATGAAACATTTCTAGCTTATCATTTACACTTGCTGCACTGACAAAAGGAATATTTGCAGCATTGATTGCTGTAGCAACTCCAGCGACTGTGTTGTTTGGACTTGCTGGGACAGTGATTGTGACTCCATTTACAGTGAATGTATTCGCGGCTGTCAAAGATACGGGTGCATTAGATCCCTGAATAGTTGGCCAATTTGCTCTCCAATCAGCACCACCAAGTACAACCCAATTATTAGTAGCATCTTTGTACCAATATGTGTCATATGTGTCTGGTTGAGCAGCAGAAGAATATCCATCAGTATTGACGATAAAGACAATAGCGTAATCACCAATATTACCAACACTGGTTTTTGGCTGCCCCGTAGTAGTATCCAATAGTAAATCATTGTCAGCGATTACTAACGGAGTCTTTCTAGTGAATGCTCCAGTACTTTGATTGAATTCAAAAATTCCCCAGCTACTGCTAACAGTGTTCAGCCAATATGTTCCATCTGGTGGTGCGCCTGCTGGTCTTCCTGTTCTTCCAACTAAACTTGCCAAATCAATATCAGCACGCAACACATAACATAGATTACTAGACCCTAGAGCACTATATGCGGCCAATAATCCATATTCATTTAGCTCGTATCCTTGAAGAGGAGTTCCTGTCGTGGTCTTGTAAAAGAAAGGATTTCCATACAATGTTACCAGATCACGCTGACTGGTTATTCTGTATAGTTTGTTTGCGTTTGCAGCTAGTGTAGCTGTTGCTACTCCTGTTCCTGCTGCATTTGATTTATTCTCTGCTGTTGCCAACAAAATGAATGGTACAGAACTTGGGGCCGCAGGTAAATATTGACTTTGATCAACTATTGTTACCTCTACGCCAGGGCTTACTAATGCCATTATAATTCTCCTAAAGTTTAAGCTTACGCTTTCATATAGTGTATTTAGGAGAATTCCTATAAAAATAGCACTCTACTAGTAGAGTTGCGACTAAATACAAACATGGAACCTAGACCAATATGCCGTGTTTGCAATAAAAACTCACGAGCACCAGCTTACTATCGCAATGGCATTCGTTATTATCGCAGTAGATGCAGTGTTTGTATTAGATTGGATAAGAAACTGTTGCCGCAGGATCCTAGATGGAAGACTGCGGGCTATAAGAAAAAACCCACATGCGATCTATGTGGGTTCAAAAGCAAATACAGCAATCAGATAGTTGTCTATCACATTGATGGTAACTTGAATAACTGTAATCTAATCAACTTACGCAGCATATGTCTATGTTGTGTAGAAGTGGTCAAGAGACGCAATATTACCTGGAAGATCGGAGATCTTGAAATAGATCGTTGATTCTAGAATGTAGATCATCCAAACTACCATCGTTTGATACTGTGTAATCAAAGTCATAGCCAACATGACTATACTCGCTGCTGTGTATCTTTGGGTACAGTACGCTCATGGCTCTAGCATCTGTTTTGGCCAATCGTACCCAACTTGGTTCCTCTCCACGCACTACGCGAACAAGCACTCCACCTAAACGCCTGACACTGTGCATCTCGTTAGGAAATCTGCAATCACTGATAACTACATGACCTCTAATGCTCTGTATCTTACGCTCCAAACTAGCAATCCATATGTCACTGTGAAACACATCACGCATAGTATCGGTGGCAAACTTTGTCATGGCATATCGTGGGCTAAAGTTTTCTATACCTAATCTAGCAGCCCACCAAGTATCCACCTGCTCTCTCCATGCTCTGCTAGCAGGAGTCAAGCCTTCTAGATCCTCGCGATTCCACCCAAAGATAGCAGCAAGACAATCTTTTACACTTGCTGCAAAACTCATTTGAGTGAACCCATACTGCTGAACCAAGTAGTCGGCCACCGAATTCTTGCCGCTACCAATCAAGCCTGCTATTCCTATAATCATCTTTTCCTGTTATTTATAAAGTATCTGATACTATCACGAGGTATGCCAAGCAACAATCCTATGCGAGCATGATACATACGAATTCTCTGCTCTCTATCATCTGGATCTTCATCAGGTTTTTCCATAAAAATCTCGTCCGACTTCTCTAACAATTTGATCAATGCTCGTGCTCTCCATTCTTCACCTGGAACAGTGATGAACACATACTCCGGGGTCTTGATCATAGTAAATCTACCCTGCTTGATGTAGGGCATGAACTTCTTCAGTTGTCTCTTGAGATCCGGATCATTGAACAACCAAGTGAGTGGCTTTAGTCCACGCAACATTAGGTTCAAGTATCTGCCTTCCTGTGGTCCTCTATGTGGATTGATTGTGCGATTAGCTGCCCATTTTTCGTCCGCTTTAGTATCATAGGGCACATCTTGTATCTGTGCTAGATCATAAGCATATCTAGCCTCGCGGATAATGTCAACAACCAGCATGTCCTTATCCTATGACAAAGCTGTATGGCTGACTCCAATCAACAAAGCGTTTGAGTTCATCAATCAGATCCTCTTGAGCTTTAGCACCTTCCTGCTTCATTGTGCTACCATTCAGACTGGTTCCGCCACTAGGTCCCGCTATACTGCTGAACTTCTCACGAGCTTCACCAATGATGATCTTGCACTGTGCCGTGACCCAACTAGTGATCCAGTTACTGATGTTAGGCTGCTGTAGTAGCATGATCTCGGGCTTCAAGTTATCGGTCCATAGTAGAACCCGCTCTCCGCTGCCCTTGAAATCTCTGACAAACTGTATCTCTTTGCTGTAGGGATTGAAGGTGAAGATCACATAGCCACCAAACATACGAGCAGCCAACTCAATGTAGCCAGCATAGAAGTCATAGGTAGCAAGACCGCCAGCATAGTTGTAGTTCAGCAAGTAGGTGTTCAAGATAGCACTGCTGAATGGATCAAAGCTAGTTGCACTAGGTCCTGTTTCTAGACCAACTGTTCTACGAAACACCTGTCGCACGCTCATGACTTCTTGCGGAAGTATGTAGCTGTTCTTGTCCTTCTCTAGTTCTAGCAGCATATAACTCTCTTCATATGCTCCCTGTGCTCGTTGTCTGTAGGTAGCGATGGCATAACGATACGCTGCCTCATAGTGTTCAGGATCCAGTTCCAAATCTATGATGCCGTCACCAAGACGATAGCGCACATTGTTGAATACTGCCTGCTTTAGTTCTGTCAAATCTGCCACAATGCCTCTCCTGTATAGCAGTATTTAGCATCTATTGATGTACAAATCCCTCTAGAAATGTTCTGCCACGAGGTTCTATAGTCATAGACACACTGGGTATTCCGTCTATGCTTATTGATCTCTGTTCTTCTCCAACATTATATTGATTTTCAGCTCCACGAATTAGACGCTTGATTATCTTCTGATAGGTAGGCCACATTCCACTAGTTTGTGTTGTCAATATTCTAATTCTACTTCCGCGATCTAGTAGTTGTTTGTATAGCAATGTCACTGTAGAGATATATTTGGTAGCTGCCGATATATCTGTGCCTAATTTTACTCCGCTACGATAGACATCTTCGCTTTTGTATGCATGATGAATTTCCCAATACCCATCATTTGTTCTATACATCATGAAGATATTGTCAGGATCATTTTTAACTGCATATACACGAAGTCCCGTTATATCTAAATTCTGTGCGAGCATTAGCGATTATCCCCAGCATGCAGTCGTTCGGCATCTCGCAATACTCGGCGTTTATTCGCTGTGGGAACAAACTCAATAGCTTTAGGATTCTGATACACTGCTGCCACATACATATCATATATAGGATCTACAATGGTCTTTAGTCGCATGCCATCTATGAAACATTCTAGTATCAGTTTTCGGATAGATGTGTCTGGCAGCGTGTCTAACAAATCGTTCTTGTCAAAAAACCGCGCCATTTCTGGACTAATGTCAGCTATCGGAATTTCAGTTATTATTCTAGGATTCATAGTGACTGCCAGATTTAGCACAGGTCTGGTTTGATACTTCCGTGGAATGAACTTCAGAGTCTGCGGTTTTTTGGAAATAATTTTAGCATATAAGCTGCTAGATTTGAATCTGCTAGGAATCTTTTGACATATCAAGGGATTCCCCACACATGCAGTAATCCATAATTCATCAGTTTGATCTTGTGCAGGTATATCAAAAATAGCATTAGCACTTCTACTAACAGCATCCATGTATAATTCTGGTGTTCTATGCTGTTGAGGCACATATCGTAGATAATATCCAGCTTTTGATACAACATCATTTGCCATATCTTGAGTTTTCAACTCATCAGGAACATGTAGATAGGCATGATAGTTATTATTCACAGCAGCATTAGCCATATCAGCGGTTATCCTATCCTTGGGAATATGTTGCAATGCACCACCATCAAACTTTATTGCTGTGTTATATACAGCGTCTGATAATGGGCCTTTCAATCGTTTTTGTAGAATATAAATTACTGGAGCTATTGTCATTGTTTTTTTACCAATGACAGAAATCAACTTCATGATGTTTTCTTCTGTTAGATGCTCCGGTGGTATGGCATTGAGTAGATCCTCAAGGTATTCATATTTCGGATTATCAAGCAGTTTGTTAGACAACTTCTGCGTTTTATACTGTTTAGGAATATACTTATACAACGCTGGCAACTGCTTGACTGCTCGCAATGCCATTTTCTCGGTAATAAATCTATCTGGAATGTACTGTATAGTTTCAACATTTTTACGGAACAACTTATCGACCATATCGGCGGTAATATTACTGCTTGGTATATATCGTAGCACTCGAGCAGCTACCGCTGGCATATCAGCCGCACGGTCAGCGGCTATTTGACACAATTCCTTATCCATACGCAATCTCTTGGGTAGATATTTTATTGCGTATGGACGCTGAAGGACCAATTCCTTTGCCCGATCAACTGTAATATAGTTGTCAGGAACATACCTGATCCAACCATAGTAATGCTGCAAACAGTACTTGATTATAAACTGTCGCAGTGGAGGAATCTGCTTTATTCTCTCTATCTCTGCTGTGGTAGGATCAAGATCACTACTGTTCTTTATCTGACCAGTCACTGGATGTAGTTGAAACTTCTCTCCACTACGATCACGCCAGATCCATAAATCACCCTGTCTAGTATAGCTTTTGAACATATGTTCACGAGTAGTACACCAGCGAGTGCCAGTGCTCAACTCCAGTGCTTGCTCAAAATTGTTAGGTCTTGCTAGCTGACCATAGGGTCCATTGTACAGCACTGTGCTGCCTTCTACTACAGGGAATATGCCGCCCTGTAGCGCACTTTGTGCTCCTAACTCTCCGCTGGTCAAATTAGCCAACAGTGTATTTAGTGCCTCAACACTCAATCTGCCTATATCTCGTGCCTCTGCTGGCAATCTGTTCTTGATCTGATGATACAGCGTGAGTGCATACTGCATGTGCTCTGTGTCAAGAATGTCTAGATTGCCTTTGACGAACTGACCTACTAGCCATTGCACATACTGCTTGTTTTTAGTAGGATCCATCTGTTCAAGTGCGTCTAGCACTGCATCAACACTCTTGATACCCTGTGCCTGTGTAGCAGCAAGTATTCGCTCACCCCAATTCTTGGCTGTGATGTCGCGATTATACTCACGAAGTACTGATAGGAACTGATTGGCACGCATAACATTGTATTTATGGCATGCGGAGAATATGCGAGTAGATATGCACTACTCGCACACATGCTATTCACACGCGACGATGAATTATACGATTACGGTGGAGGATTGCCTATGTCTCACCGACCACTATACAGTGGATGTACCCATGTTCGCTGTTAGTGTTGGGACATTATTCATCGGGTAGTCCCAACCAGCCTGAGCCCTCTATCGCTATTACCATGACCCAGCAGACTTGATGGTGCATTGCTGCACTCGCAACCATTACGACACAGAAAATGTTGCTGCCTAGGGCAGACATTTGAGGCATCCTTACGGGTAGTTCTGTGAAGTGGCGTGCTCCTCGCCCTCTACCGTCTGACAGTAGTCAACGGACTATGCGGCATGATTCCGGGCCATGCTAACCCAATAGAGCAACCTAGAGTGATTGCTCTTTACAGATCGCCAGCTTGACGATTCTCGCTGTAGTAGGGATCAAAGCTATTTGATCTTTCCCAAAAAACATTATAATTTTTTGTCAACATTTTCCCAAGTCTTTCCTTTTGTTTGTCTCGTTTATAACTTTCATTGATAGTAGTGATTTTATCTTTCCAAGGATAAGCCCTCTCATTTCCTCGTGAGATGCAATCTTCTAAAGTATAATGAAATGGTCCATGATATTCTAGAATTTCAATAATCTTACTTTTGTCTCCTCTATGATTTTTTTCAAAGACAACTAAATCAAATAAAATCCAAGATTTTTCAAAAAACATTCCCCACTCAAATAAATTGAGTGGCTCATATGCAAAGGCGCATTGTTCTATTGAATATTCTTTTCTATTCACATAATCTAATATCCAATTAGATGCTGCTTTGCTAGAATTTGATTTCGTAAATGATCCATTTTTAATTTTAGTGTTCATCATTTTTTGAATGATGATAGAATTTTGCATCGGATATTCACATCCATACTTCAATAGATTTGTCTCTTTGCATTTTTGTTCAATCTCCTTGGTTTTTGCCCACTCCGTTCCGTATCTACTAATATTTGTTTTCTTGACTTTCTCAAGATGATCCATCATCAGTCCTGGATTTGAGACTTTATGCTTATTCATCATTGAAATTTGTATCAAATCATTTCTTTTGAAGAAATTATCAACTCCGTATCTCTCAATCATAGTTGATTTGCGTTTTTCATCTATACAATTTTTGCAGCCTGAAAATCCTCGCATATGATCTCCTGGCCAAACATTGAATTGTCCATGCAATTTACAAATAACAGTAATTTTAGTTCTTCTATTTGAATAGACAGTATTAGTATAATCGCAATTATCAAACATGTGAGGATTAGCTTTCTTCACTCTGTCTAATAAAATTTGTGTGGTTATTTTCTTTGACATAAAGGTTATTCTCTGTCCGCTTATTTAGAACGAACAGAGAAATTAATCAAATATCCTCGGCTGATCTATTTTCAGATCTTTCTACGCTAAACCCATTGGGATACCTGCTCTCTAGCTTGCTAACATTCTCGGCAATGACTTCATTGGGATCGTAGCCAAGTGCTCTACAGGCATTCATCCAATAAAAGATTACATCGCCCAACTCACGCTTGAGATGATAGCGAATGTCTTGTGTGTATGGCTTGCCCTGAAACAGCAGCTTCTTGACGATCTCATTGAACTCTCCACCCTCGCTGCTCAATCCGATTCCAGCGGTAACCAACAGTGCCAGATTGAGTGGAACTCCCTCACTACGAGCAGTGCGTTCCAACTCTGCCACACGAATCATCCAGATGTTGGTGTGATTGCTCTGCTCACTGATTACTGCTTCGACAAACTCGCTGTACTTGTTTAGATCTATGTTCATAGTGTCTCCTTATAGACACTACTCTACTACTGCTGGGTGCGGGAGTCAAGCAAGTTGGACACTTGCCGCTCCCGCAGTGTTACCTACACCACCCGCAGAATGACCAGATCGCTGTTGGTTCGGCCCTTGGCTTGAGCATGCACGGCACGGATCTCTTTGAAAATCTTGCGAGCAGCAGGCTTGCCAGCACCTAACAGTTGCTTGATGACTTCGCCAGGCTTACGAAGAGTTTTGATACCGCTGTTCACGGCGTCAAACCCAGTGATGCTGGTACCCTTGATGCCCAGAGTACCGACCAGGCTATCAGCCACATAGTAGTGAAGCTTACGCTTTTCGGAATCATAGGCCCAAACTTCGGTGGCACCAATGATCTTACTGGGATGAATACTGGTCAGATCCAGCTTGAGTGCAACATCCTTGAAGGTCTTGAGATACTTGACCTTGGCCGATTGACGCTCGGGGCTAACAGGCTTGCGAGCACGAGGCTTCACAGCAGCCCGCTTGACCGTGATGTAGCCATTCAGACCAGTGATCATGGCATCGCAGAACTTGATGATGTTTCGGATGCCCATCTTGGTGTACTGACTGTAGCC